GGCGGCATGCCTCCCCCTGGGGGACCTCCAGCATTGCCCCCTCCATCTGGCGGTGGTATGCCGCCTATGGGTGGACCTCCACCTATGGGCGGAGCTGCAGGTGCACCAACTGGAGCCAAGCCAGCCCAAAAAGTTAAGACCCACAATGTCTGGAGTGAGCTTGAGAAGTTACTCAACAACAAATAAAGTGGGATTGCCCCGTTTCAATTAATGCTGTAACCTCTTTTTTGGAGGATTCAGCATGAGAAAATTACTCATATTCAGCGACATACATATACATCCGCACAAGAGGCGAGTTGAGAGACTTGAGGATTGCCTTTCAGTATTGCAGTGGGTATTCGACCAAGCCAGGTCAAATGGAGTGAAAAGCATTTTGTTTGGCGGAGATCTTTTCCACGACCGTCAAAAAATTGATGTTTACACATACCAAAGGACATTTGAGATTCTAAAGAAAAATCTTGAAACCAATGACTTTGAATTGTATGTGCTCCTTGGCAACCACGACATGTGGTTCAATGAGGACACAAGCATAAGTAGCGTAACTCCACTGGGAAGTCTTCCTGGCATCCGCATCATTGATAAACCCACAAGGATCTTAATTTGTGGTGCTTTTTGGGATTTCATACCATTTACCCACGACCCAATACTTGCCGTTGGCAATCTTTCAAAAATGGATGGTCGCATGGAGTACTGTATTGGCCACCTTGCCATAGATGGCGCAGTGCTGCATGGCAGCTCTATTTCTGATGTTTCCATTGAGCATGACGGGGAAATGGTAAAGGTAAGCACTGGCCTATTCAAGGATTACAAAAGAGTTTTTCTTGGCCATTACCATTCTGAACAAAGATTGGAGCCAAATGTTGAATATGTTGGTTCACCATTGCAGCTTTCTTTTGGTGAGGCATTTCAAGAGAAGCATATCATATTGCTTGATTGCGCCAATGGCAATCAGTCATATATCGACAATGATTTCAGCCCAAGACATCTTGTTCTGAGGCCAGACGAGGTCGGCAGCCATGATCTTGACAAGAACTTTGTGAGGGTTGTTGTTGACGATATATCAGCCACTGATTTGTTGGATATGCGAAAAGAAATAGCGAAAGATAAGGATCTTGGAAGTCTTGAGATAAGACAGCAAAAAAGGAAGGTCGACGATAAGGCGCTTGAGGAGGCAAAGACTATAATCCTCAAGGGTGACGAAATGCTTGAACAATATGTGGATGCCGTTGGCCATGATGGCCTTGATAGAGAAAAACTCATAAAGGTTGGCAAGATGATTTGTGAAGGGGGCACCGATTGAATAAGTTTATTTTTTCGTGTTTCACGGAGGACTACTTTGAGAGGTTTGGAGCTGGCTGGGTTGGCTCACTTCGTGAAATTTCTAAATTTGATGGAATAATTGTATTTTTGTCTCTTGGATACAAGAGGCAGAGAGTCATGGATGCATTGAAGTCAAACAACATAACTGTCCTACATGAAGATGATGGCGCAAATAGGCGACAAATCGTGTTCGACAAGATTTCTGATCTCCAAAGGCATAGTCCTGGTGTTTTTGCCTACATGGATTTTGATGGTTATTTCAATGGTGAAATAAACCCAATGTTTGAGGAATCAAATGATGGCAATCTTCACATGTGCGAAAACTTTAGCATGGGTTTGGTCTGTGGCAACAATGAGGCTTGGAATTCTTATGCTGATTATAGAAAGTTTGAGAATGCATGTGGTTTGATGCCATCCATGAATGACTTCTTTTCTAGCAACAGAAAAATAGCCAAGCTTGATTCATCTTGGAATTGTATCGACATGGATATGGATCATGTTGAGAAGGCTAAATTTATCCATTACAGCACAGGACTCAAGCAGGTTCCTGATGGGATTGAAAGTCTGGAGCTGTCCTTTGAGAGGAGATTCCCAGATTACTGCGCAAAATGGAAATCTATATTTTTCGAGAATCAGCGCCCACACATCAAATTGAAAATAATCGGGAACAAAGAAAATTGAATCTTTTTTTGACATACGCCAGTAACATCACCGACGAAAACTGGCCTTTGTATCAAGTTTATTTTTTATCTGCGTCAAGAATTGCTGGCAATTCCCAGCTTGTGTGTTTGACAGATTGCATGGATAGTTATCATCGTGAAAAAATAACATCCTATGGATTCATGGTTGTGGATGTCAAAAGAAAAAGCAAAGCTTTTTTCACGCACCGCTGGCAGGCCTACTTGGAATTCATGGAAAGTTCAGATTTTGAAACTGTCATTGTAACTGATTCTAGAGATGTTTTGTTTCAAAGCTGTCCATTTTCTTTTTGTGGCGATGAGAAAGTGCATCTGTCTCATGAGGGTTTTGAGCATGGAAAGTCCGAATTCAACATGCGTGACCAGATGAGTTTACAGCTGGCCTCACAAGAGGATCTTTGCAATTTTTCTGGATGGCCTGTTGTGAATGGCGGAATCATGATGGCAAAAAAAAGACCAGCCTGCGATTTTGCGTTCCTCATGTGGACAAATTGCGTTGCCAGGCCATCTTGCACAGATCAAGCCACAATTAACTTTTTAGCCCAACACATGCCTTTGAGGTGTTTATCTGTACACAATCCAAATTCCGACTCTTTTTGCCTCACCGGGGAGGGCGTCAAACATTCATTTATTTTGGAAAAACCATTTTTTAATGAAAACAAGGTAACCAAGCCAAATGGTGAGCCTTTTGCGATATTCCACCAATGGGATAGAACCGAATTTGCCGACATGATCTTGAAATCATTTATAAAATAAATTATCTTCTCGGAATGAGAAGTTTAAACATCAAATATGCGTTTGCCAAGAACTTTTTGTGCTTTGGCCCAAAGGGTGTGGAGATCAAGTTCGCCGATTATGGCAAGCTGGTCTTTGTCCGTGGGGAGAACAGGGATGTAAAAAGTGTCGAGGAGAGCCTACCATCGGACGAAGTCAAAATAAGCTCCAATGGCTCTGGGAAAAGCAGCATCCAGGAGATAATTTGTTATGGTCTTTTTGGAAAGACCATTAAGAAACCATCGGCAATAACCAAGGATGGTGTCATAAACAACCTTGTCGGAAAGGATTGTGTTGTTGAGGTCATATGGGATAGGTACAGGGTTGTTAGAACAAGGAAAAAGAACTCCCTAAGGCTTTGGGAGAGTGAATCCAACGAGTGGAATGAAAGTTCAGAGCTGACCACTGGCAGCATGGACGAAACCCAAGCCACAATAGAAAACATTATTGGCCTTACCTATGAATCTTTTGTTAGCATATGCATTTTTGCTGACGACCAATCTGCAAGCTTTTTAGAGGCTGGGGCTCCACTGAAGCGTGAGATAGTTGAAAATCTTCTGTCACTGTCTGCATTCCGTGAGAAGCATGACAAGGCAAAAAAGCTTGTTTCTGAAACAACCGCCAGTATAAAGGTTCTCACTCGTGAATATGAAATCCTCAAATCGAATGAGGAACAAAACGAAAAACGCATTAAACAAGCTGAAATTAGACGATCTGATTGGGTAAAATCAAAGACCAATGAGATCAATGATTTGAAGGCTAATTTGGATGCCAAGAGATCCAAGCTTGGCAAATCATCGCATGGGGCAGACATACTTGCCTACCAAGAGGCTCAGAGGATGATCCAGGATGGCACTAAGGCCATAGATGATCTGGACAAGGTGGTGGTAGATGAAAAGTCTAAATTTGACCTTGCCCAAGACAAAGGCGAAAAGCTTAGGGACATTGCCCAGGGACTTCGCTCCAAGGCAGACCAGATCAAGTCCGATGTCTCCGCTGAGCAGCGTGAGATGGATTCCAAGAACCAGCACATAAAGCAACTTGAGAGGCGTGAGCATGGATCGCTTTGTGACACATGCTTTGGTGTCATCGATGAGTCCAACATTCAGAGAGTCATCGATGAGGACAGGCGGATTGTGGCCACACACCAAGAGACATTGAATTCACTCATGCAGGATGCGACAAAGCTTTCTGAGGAAATGAAAGATGTTTCTGAAAAGCAAAAAAAGGTCAAGGAATTCATGGCCGGCAAGGAGCTGGCCATTTCAAAGGCAAATGCAGAGATAAGGGATTGGCGAATAAAGATATCCGAGGCCATGAAGGTCAAGGAGCCAAAGGCCGACAGCTCTGAGCTCTTGCTCCAACAAGAGATAGATATGCTTGAGCAAAGCTTGCGGGCGAAGCAGTTGGAGCTTGATGGCAAGACGCCATTTGATGACATCATTGATTCTGAGCGTGAGGATTTAAAGCGCAACAAAGATATCTGCTCAAAAAAATCAGATTGCATAAAGGATTCTGAAGAGAATCTCAAGCATTACCAATTCTGGCAGGCTGGATTTGGCGACAAGGGAATCAGGAAAGTTGTCGTTGATGGCATAATACCCCAGCTCAACAACCGCATCGCCTACTGGCTTCAGTTCCTGATAGACAACAAGATAGCGCTTCGTTTTGACAGCGAGTTCAATGAGACCATAGAGAGGAACCCAGCCGATGGAGACCCCTACATATATCATGCCATGTCGGCTGGGCAGAGGCGGAGGCTTAACCTTGCCGTGTCCCAGGCTTTTGCCGACATAATGATGCTCAGCTGTGGCACGGTTCCATCCCTTGTCTTCCTTGACGAGGTCACCACAAATATAGACCCGATTGGGGTTCAAGGTATATACAACATGATACAAGAGCTTATGGAAGACAAGCAGGTTTTTGTCACCACACATGACAAGGATCTCATAAAAATGCTTGAAACTGCGGCCACCATGAACCTTGTGCACGAGGGCGGCTTTACAATTCTCGAAAAGTAGAATTTTTTTCTTCAAAATTTTCGATTTGGTCTCTTAGATATATTCCCAAATTACATTAGAGGAAACTACCATGTCACTGAAAGCTTTGGCTGATTACACCTTCGTCTCCAGATACGCACGATACAACAGGGCCAAGGGCCGCAGGGAGACATGGCATGAGGCCATTGAGCGTGTCAAGAACATGCACCTAACCAAGTACCCAATGGTCAAGGATGACATAGAATGGGCGTTCGGGCATGTGCACGACAAGGTCGCCCTTGGGAGCCAGCGTGCATTGCAATTTGGCGGCGAGCCAATCCTCAAAAGAAACGCCAAGCTCTACAATTGCATCAGTTCATACTGCGACAGGCCGAGGTTCTTCCAGGAATGCATGTGGCTTCTTCTCAATGGCTGTGGCACAGGCTTCAGCATCCAGCTTCATCATGTCGAAAAGCTCCCAGAATTCCACATACAGAAATCAAGCGACCTCACCGGGCAAGTTGAATACATCATAGATGACTCCATAGAGGGTTGGGCGAACGCCCTTGGAGTTCTGATAGCCTCTTACATGCCAAACGAAGAATTCTCTGAATACTACGGCAAAAAGGTTGTGTTTGACTACTCATTGATAAGGGACAAGGGGGCTCCACTTTCATATGGAATCGGAAAGGCTCCGGGGGCAAAGCCACTCCATGATGCACTTAAAAAGTGTCGCCAGGTCCTCGACAGCTGTGTCGATTCTGGCAATAGGAAGCTTAGGACAATTGACGCATATGACATAGTCATGCACAGCAGTGACGCCGTGCTGAGCGGTGGCGTGCGTCGCAGTGCAACCCTGGCCATGTTCTCTGCAAATGATGATTTGATGCTGAGGGCAAAGACTGGCAATTGGTATTATGAAAATCCACAGAGGGCAAGATCCAATAACAGTGCCGTTTTGCTTAAGGACAATGTCAGCAAGGAAGATTACCACAGCCTATTTGAATGTACCAGACAGTTCGGCGAGCCGGGCGTTATTTGGTGCAACAACACGGAGGCCCTTTTCAATCCCTGTGTCGAAATCGGATTGTATGGTTATGATGAAAAAGGCAGATCGGGTTGGCAAGCTTGCAACCTGACCACAATCAATGGTTCGAAATTGCAGACAAAGGAAAACTTCGCATTGGCGACAAGGGTGGCCGCCATCATAGGCACACTGCAGGCTGGCTACACAGACTTCGCCTATCTCGGTCCTGTAAGTGAGTCGATCATCAGGAGGGAGGCACTGCTTGGCGTTAGCATGACTGGGATCATGGACTATCCAGCCATAACGCTGAACAAGGACAATCTCCGTGACATGGCGCAGCTGGTCTTGAGTGTTAATGAGGAATTTGCCAACAAGATAGGGATCAATCTCGCCTCGAGGACCACATGTGTCAAGCCCGAGGGGACTGCGTCGTGCTTGCTTGGAACCAGCTCTGGAATACACCCATCACACTCAAGAAGGTACATTAGGAGGGTTCAAAGCAACTCCAATGAAAACCCAATCCAGCACTTCAAGAAGTCAAACCCACAAGCTGTGGGTGTTTCAGCCTGGAGTGCAAACAAAACCGACGAATTTATAACCTTTCTTATCGAAATGCCAGATGGTGTTATAACAAAACAGCACATGGGTGCGATCCAGCTGCTTGAGACTGTAAAGCTTGTGCAGGAAAACTGGGTTGAAGTTGGCAAGCGCAAGAATCTCTGTGTGCAGCCTTGGCTTAGCCACAATGTGAGCAATACGATCAATGTCAAGGATGGAGAGTGGCCAGCCGTAGAAGAGTTCATCTACAGCAACAGGCACAGCTTTGCTGGCATATCACTCCTTGGTGACAAAGGCGATCTTGACTTCAACCAAGCTCCATTCTCCAAGGTTCTCATGGCTGATGAGCTGGTTGCCAAGTATGGAAGTGGGGTCATGTTCAGCAGTGGTCTGATTGTGGACGCTCTGCATGCATTTGACAGTCTTTGGACTGCGTGCGACAGCCTTCTTGGGATTTATCAGCTGAAGAAGCCAGATGAATTGGAGACTGTTGACGATGATAAGATTGAGAAATACCAGCATGACATAAAGATATACTTTCTTCAGAAAGATTGGATGCGCAGGGCAAGGCAGTTTGCCGACAGATATGTTGGTGGCAACATAAGGGAACTCACATACCTACTAAAGGATGTCAACAACAACAAGTTGTGGCTTGATCTTGGGAGGGTTTACAAGGATGTTGACTACACCACCATGATGGAGGATGATGACAACACAAAGCTTTCAGAGACAGTGGCTTGCTCCAGTGGGGCTTGTGAAACCATGGCTTGAGAAATACATTGGGTAATCAAAAATTGATCCCAATGTCATGTTGAAATAACACTCGAATTACCTTACTCTATTAGATGAACTTAATTGAGGTTAGGTAAATGGCTAAGTATATTTTTGTTGTTGGTGGTGTTATTTCTGGAACTGGCAAAGGTGTTTCCGCTGCAAGCATAGGTCTTTTGCTTAAGCTTAGAAACCACGATGTCACATTGGTGAAGTTTGACCCATATTACAATGTCAATGCTGGCATTCTTGGTCCCGGAGAGCATGGTGAGTGCTTTCTTTGTGATGACGGCACTGAGACTGATCTTGATCTGGGACACTATGAAAGAATAGCCGGAATCACTGTAAGCAAGTCCAACATATGCACCCATGGAATTCTCCAAAAGGAGCTTATCGAGGAGCAAGAGCAAGGCAAATACCTTGGCGAAACAATTCAAGTCAACCCGCACCTTACGGACAAGATCGAAAAAAGGCTTATTGACCTCGGCAAAACACACGACATTGTCATAGCAGAGGTTGGTGGAACGGTTGGTGATTCTGAGAGTTTTGCTTTCTTTGAGTCAATTAGGCTTTTTAAGCAAAAGCAGCGATCCAATGTTGTCATGGTTCTTGTGGCGCCCATCTTATGGGTTAAAACCATCAAGGAATTCAAAACAAAACCATTGCAAAATGCTGTCAAAGAACTGCAGAGGCATGGTCTTCAGCCCGATGTGATACTCTGCAGAACTGAAACGCCAATACCAGACAAGATTCTTCAGAAGGTTTCACAGCTTTCCAATGTCGCCCGTGAGGCTGTTTTTGACGCACCAGACTTTGAGTCCATTTATCAAGTGCCATTGGCATTTTATGACCGACACATAGACGACCTTTTTGTTGATCTTTTTCACCTCAACAGAAGCGCCTGTAGGATACACAAGTACCGTGAAGTTGTGGAGAAGTACACCAACAACCACCTTCAGCCAGTGACAATTGGCATATTTGGAAAGTACGACAACTGCGACGAGGCATACATCTCATTGAAGGAGGCCTTGCTGCATGCTGGCATAGCCAATGATGCAAAGGTTGTCATTAAATGGCACAAGTCAGAGGAGTTGGAGAAATACAAGGATGCACGGGGCTACCATAAGTTCTTTGATGATCTTGATGGCATAATCATACCTGGAGGATTCGACAACCGTGGCATTGAGGGAAAAATCAAGGCCATCCAGTATGTTCGTGAAAAGAAGATACCTTTTCTCGGCATATGTCTCGGGCTGCAATGCGCCGTCATTGAGTTCGCAAGGAATGTGTGCGGACATGAAAATGCAAACAGCATGGAATTTCAGAAAGACCCAGTCCATGCCGTGGTTAAGTATGTGCAAGGCCAAGACAATATAGCCAAGAAATCTGGGAGCATGCGACTTGGCGCTTATGATTGCGACCTCAAGAAAGATTCCATAGCTTACCATCTTTATGGCCAAAAGATTATTCGTGAGAGGCACAGACACAGGCTTGAGGTCAATGAGGTTTATGTCCATGAGTTTGAGTCCAAGGGTTTTATCGTGAGTGGTAGGAATCCACAAACTAACCTTGTGGAAATCATGGAGTTGAATGACGAATTGCACCCGTATTTTGTCGGCACACAAGCACATCCAGAGTTTAAGAGCAGGCTTACTACAGCTGCGCCATTGTTTGTTGGTTTGATTGCGGCTGCGCTTAAGAACAAAAAACCTAGCTTTGAAAACATAAATAAATCATGAATTTCAAGAAATTTATGCTATTTGAAGACACCGCAATTCTTGCCAAGAAATTGGGTGACATATATTCAATGCTGCAAGAGCTTGAAGGCATTGCAGACAAGAAAAATCAAGCCACCATTGTCGCAACCGACAACATCATTGATAAAATAAGGGCTCCAATAAAGGGTCTTGATTCGAGGGATCATAGGGATTATCTCGAGAAGCTTGCTGATATTGCGGTCATGCTATCAAAGTCTGTTGCCGGTGATTATGCAGATGGTGAAAACGCAATACCGCTCCCAGATGCTGTCAAGATGTCATCCAAGGCCATGTTTAAACTTGTGCAAAAACTGGGAAGCCCAATAAACAACCTTGCTGTGGATGACGCAACAAAGATGAGTGACATCAAGCAGGTTGATAAGCCAAAAGTTGGCAAGGCCACTGTTCCGCCAAGCGATGCAATGTCCGTTGAGCCAACAAGTCCAGGTTCCATACCGCCAGACAGCGCCAAGCCACTTGGTGGAAGCACTGGAGACCTCAAGAATCTCTAGGAGATAAAAGTGTGCGGCATAGCTGGTTACATCGGAAAATCAAAAGATATGGGCGTCTCATTCTCCCTTCTTTCTTGCCTCTTCAAGCGAGTTGAATCACGGGGTATGGATGCTGCAGGCTACTGGATGTCTGAGTTTGGCGAAAATGGAAAGGTTCATTACCACAAGCAACCAGGAAAATCCAGTGACCTCGTTGGTTCAGAAAGGTGGCTTGCAAACTCACGGGTTGATGCCAATCTTGCTCTTGTGCATGCACGGGGAGCAAGCAAAGGAAGTGGAAGTCCACTGAGGAACGAGAATAACCACCCATTTGTCAGCAAAAGCAGAAATCTGGCTGTCATCCACAATGGCAAGGTTGATGACATTGAGTACCGTGAGATAGTGCGAAGGTACAGGGTTGGGTCTGAATGTGACAGCGAGGTTTTTCTGAGGATATTTGAGCAAGCTGCTCACATATACGGCGACTCAGAACTTGATGGTTATGTTGGCGACATGCCAGAGCGTCATAGGATGGCTGGAATTAAGGACATATTTTCACTTATAAGCGAAGGCCACATGGCCGTTGGCATAGGTGAGTGGAAGCCAAACAACTCTAGAAACCTATGGCTTTTTAGGAATAGGCATAGACCATTGTGGGTCGCAGACCTGCGGTTGGAGCTAGGCCAAGTATTTTTCTTCTCCGAGCCAGGCATATGGAAGGATTCCGTTCGTGAAATAAACCACACATCTATTGCGAACGCAAAGATAGCCGAGGTTCCAGAGGATGAGGTCTGGCATTTCCAAACGGATTGCCAGATGGTTTATGCTGGCAAGCCATCTAGACACACGGTTGTGCGCACCGATCCGAGGCCATTGCAGCGCCCAGGCGCAAAGCTTGATTTTGCGGTGGATGATGTGACCATTGATGTGGTTACTACTTTAAATGATATGGCACAGGACGAATCATCCGATGATGATGACAAGCTACTTGGTGTGGTTGAAGGCCACATCAAGAGGATAGCTGAAACATGCCAGAACATCTACGCAACATCTCAAGTGTTGCTAAGGTGCAAATCAATAGGTGTCTCGGACATCACGCAGGTTGCGCAGATGCTTGAGGAGCATAGCAACAGCCTCTTGGAGATCGAGAGGTTGTTTGGGTAGGGGGCAAGATGAAGAATGGTTTTGATGATGAAGATTTTGTTGTTGATGACATAATAAGCAATCGTGACAAAAGAAACAAATCAAAGAAAAAGGTCAATGGCAAGCAAAAAGGAAGTCGTGTCGAGCGTGAATTGACCAAGATACTCAACAGTCGTTTCAATTGCGAGGACTTCTCAAGATCAGTTGGTAGTGGCAATAGGTGGGGTCAAGTAAACCATTTGCCCAAACACGCCAGAGATGTGTTCAGTGGTGATTTGATCGTTCCAGCGAATTTTAAGTTTTGCTTAGAATCAAAGGGTGGCTATGATGGGATTGATCTAAATTCCATATTCCACCATGGCAGCAACGAACTTGATAGCTTCCTTGAACAAGCGCAGAATGATGCAATCAGATGCAATAGGAAGCCTATGCTATGTTGGAAGAGAACCAGAAGATCTTGGCTTGCATTTTTGAAGACAGATGACCTTGATGGTAGGTATTTCAAGCATTCGATTAAATATGGCGAATGGACTGGCGTGTCTCTTGATTCGCTTTTGCAGATTGAGGATGAATTCTTTTTGTCAACTGATTGACCTTTCTTTGCATATGTGTCGCATACATATGTAAAGAAAGGTGGTGGGGCATGAATTTCATAAACACTTCGTTTGCTGATAATGTGACCACTGTTTCATTCAAGGACGCAAGAATATTTGACGAGACATGCATAATCGCCCTTGGTGATGAACTCATTGATGTCGCATTAAAATCTGAAACTGGTCATTCTGTAGTCATTGATTTCAACAAGGTGAATTACCTATCAAGCGCCGCACTTGGCAAATTGATAACTATGAACAAGCGCCTTAAAGAAAAAGAATGCAACCTGAAGCTTATCAATATAAGTGATGACATCATGGAGATATTCGAGATAACAAGGTTGAATCGCTTCTTTTTGATTGAAAAATCTTAGATGAAATCATCAAGCATAAATATTTTGCATCCTTTGTCAATCTGCGAAATTGTTCCATTCTTTGTTATGAACCAATGCCACATTTTTGGCTGTTCTGGTCGCAAAGTTTCACCATAGCCGTAGCCATCAGTGAGCACAAATATGTTTGGATGCTTGCCAGTATCCTTGGCGTGCTGTTTCACGAATGTATTTATTGGGAAAAAGTTTGTGCCGCCGCCACCATATATCTTCCTTGAGTCAACAGATGTCTCTTTTATGCTCGTGTCAAAGCAGAATATCCTTGTGTTGAACCTTGATTTGTTGAGGCTCCCAGCTGCCGCAAAAAATCTGTCCTTGTTCCCTATGCAGCTGCCTGATGTGTCCATGAAAAAGAAAACATCAACCTTTGATTCAACCTTCACTGGTTGGTAGGTCTCAACCTCACTCGGGAGGAACAAACACCTTTCTAGGAGCGTGTGGCTTCTGGATACCCTGAGCCACTGTTCCGCTATGCCGTAGCTGTCTTGTGTCCTCTCCCTTTCCCAAGCTTTTATGACAGTTTCCCAGCGCCGTTTCTGCTTAAGCTTGGTTGGGTCGACATGTATCCACATGCCATTCCCTAGAGTTGCGAATGATTTATTGCTGTGTTTTTTCAGAAGGTCTTTTATTGCCGACATGTCATCGTTGACCAAATCCTTGACCATGTCAGAAAGAAATTCTTCCCAATCTTCGCCAAAAAATCCATGATCATCCAGACACCCTTCATTTACCCCGGCAGCTATTATTGGCATCCCATCGCCAAATTTATCCTTGTATAAGTTGTAGTAATATTCAAAGTGCATATCTTCGCTTACTTTTTCGCCCTTGAACACACCATCAACCCAGCAAAGGGATTGCTCACCACCATTTGTCCCAAGCACAGCAGATATTTCACCCTCCACAGCGTCCCTTGAGAATCCAAATCCTTTGACCAGGGTGTGGTTGACGACAAGATCAAGGCATATATTGGCTGCCACCTTGTCCATTGAAAGCGTGCTTTTTGTTCTTTTGCCATGGCCAAGAATTATATGGAGCATCTCATGGCATATGCAGAATAGTCGTCCTTGTGTGCCAAGTGAAGCCCAGAATTCTGGGTTGAATATGAAGTTTATGCAGTTTCCCGTCTTGTCAAACTCAACTGCCGCTGTTGGAACCATGTCGGATAGTGATGGCCTTCCAACAGACCAAAGCTTGTAGAAAATGGCATGATGATTCTCAAGCTGCATGGCTATCTCAGACCACTCCATGGAGCTTATGGTGTTCATTTCTAGCTGTTTCCAAGAGCCTGCATTGTTTCGCTTAATTTTTTTGCAACATCTGGGTTCTGTGTGAAGAAGCGCTTTATTTTTGTAATCAGTTTGGAATCGCTGTTTGCCCTCATGATGTCATTGATGACAATGCCATACTTTTCAACGATTGTGCACATGGAAAGTGTGTGCTTGAGAACCTTTTCATTTGTTGACATGAGGCACGCAAGCTTCTCGGTTCCAACCAATGGCATGAACCACTCCATGAGGGTTTTGCTTTCTTGGATGTACTTTATGGCAGATGAGAAGTTGTTTTCATTGCAGAGCCATGTCTTAGCGGAGTCCCTATCATTGTCACTCATGAACTTTGATAGTTTGTCGCCAGTCGGCCCCTCACGCAAGGTCTGTATCAATTTGGAAACACCACTTTCCTGTGGAAGGTAATCACGGAGGTCACCTCCTCTTGAATAGGCCATCATGGCGTAATCAAGTCGCCTTGGTGAGACAATGTTCTTTGTGTCATCATCAAGCTCTGACCACCATGATATGGCGCCATCTGCGGTGGTCTTTCCAAACTTGTCTCTGAAATACTGGGCGTCTGGTCTGTAATCAATTCGTTTGTGGACTTCAAATCGGTCTAGTTGCGCCTGGTCAAGCTTTTCGACATCATACACTTCAGCGTCGTCATCTGGGTTTATGGCGGCCCACACCATTCTCAGATTTGGGAATTTTTCCCCATTGATGCTTTTGAATTGTATGAGCTCCAGAACTGCATTCCTAATCTTTTTTGGTGACCTATTGAATTCATCCAAGAATATCGCCTCGACCTCCCCAAGAGCAAAGTCGAGTGGCCTTACCATTTTTATGAAACTCACATCCTCGCCAGCTATGATTTTTGTGGCCTCTTTTGGAATACCAACAAAATCAGTCCATGGGTCCATGGTTGCGGCGCTGAAGTATTTCCATTTGACCTTGTTTCTTTCAAATGCAGACTTAATCATGGCAGTTTTTCCAACGCCATGCTTGCCAATCAATAGTACATTCTGGTTGTGGGCTATCCACTCATCAAGCTTGTAGTCGATGTTCATCTCAGCCTCCAGGCCAAGATAATATCACAAATGTTTATTTTTTAAAAGTAATCATTCAAAAATCTGGATTTGGTTCTTTTCACTGACAAATGTGTTTTCTGCGTACTCCAGCTCAAACCAAACATTGTAAATTCCGGCGTCATACTCATTGGTGTCAATGAAGTAATAGGCATACATTTTCTCTCGGTAATCCACGAGCTGCCGATCAACAACCAATCGTAAATCTTTCTCCTGGGGGACACAATCCCCGCAGGATTTTTCGATCGATATACGCAAATCTGAGACTATGGCGAGATTTTCGTAATACGGCTGGAGATCGGCACCTCGAGGTACATTTGGCGTTATCTGTATGATGAGATAGCGCTTTGTTCCCTTTACGATGCGGTTTGGCCTGAATCCAAATGAAAAGTCATAAACGGGCGGTATTGGAGAGGTGAACCAAAGGTCTGGGTACAACTTGAACACATTGTTTATTTCAGCTTGCTCGCACCCGCCACTTTTGAATGTGACTGTCCAGACATCAATGTAGTCGCCAATCGTGTACAGTGGGCTTGATGCAGTCACATCAATGTAGTAGGCGCCAGTTCCCTCGGACACAATGCTGGCGCTCTGGAATGTCTCTACGAGCCTTCGACCATCTGGGTTGAGCGCAGTTACGGCATTTGGGTCAATCGTGTAGATGTCCACACGGTCAACCGACTGTAGATCAGCTCTATTATTGCTGTTGTAAGAGAAGAGCCTTAACCTAATGGTGTCATTGCAGGTTGGATTCTGCATTCTTTCTTTGGTTGGCATTTTTTACTTTCTCTTGTTGCTCGCCTTGCGACGCTCGGCATCCATGGCTTCGTTTTCTTTTTCTTTCTGCTCAATGAATCGCTGCACTATCCACTGCCTAACATTTATGGGCATTGCCAGCGTCTTCCCCATGTCTTGTTGCAAGTGGTACATGAAGAAGAATATTTCTTCTAGGAGGTTTTTGCCTAGTGTTAGGCTTGGGTGTTCTTTTCCCTTTTCCTCCGGGGGAAGAAAAAATTTGCTTCAAGTGGTAGCTCAATTGAGAATTCGGCTTGACAGCTTGGGCAGTTGATCTCGACATTTGTATCCACGCCAAACGGTGGCTCATTGATGATGCTGCGGATGTACGAAACATCGTTGATTGGAAGATTCTTGAGGAGAATCTGCAGTTCCATCTTATCGGTTACGCCGTCGATCTCATCAATCAGTTGCGCCGTCCTATATGTAAGCGTGTCATCGGTTGCTGTGTCGCCAAACATCTTGAGTCGTCTTTCACGGTACTCATTGATCTCCTGCTCATCCCTGCCAGTGGAAAGTCTGTATTTGAATTTGAGTTTCGAGTTTGGCAATGTATCCTCAAGGGCTGGGCCAAATTCGACTGGGCATTGGTTGACATAGAGGCTGCTGAGATCAACATTTGTGCTGAACTTTGTAGAGCACTCTGTGCATTTGACCTCAACATCATAGCTGTGGGAGTATGAGATCGTTCGGAGGTACAGAAGAAGGTATGTTCGGTCTGTCGTGAGCAGGTTTTCAACCTTGAAATCTTCCTTGATGCACTTCTGGAAGATCATGTTTATGGCCTGCCCTTTGCGGACAAATCTTGGGGTTGCCAAGATCTGCTCTTCTTCGCCAGTCATTGGTCGAATATGAACGATTCCATCGGCTGGTCCATTGGTTCCATCGTAGAATCTGCCTTTGGATGGGAGCTGCACCTCTTCATATTGCGCAAGGTTGCCCCTCAAGGAGTCAAGAATTTCCTTCAATCTTCCACTTTGGTTGTTTTGGGGGAAGCTGGCTGTTGCCGGGGCTTTGGAAATACTTGGTGTGTTGGTCTGGTTTTTTTCACGCAAGGCTCCAAAAGACTGATTTGGCTTCTGCAGTTGCGATTGAGGAGCTTCTGGCTGTTGACCAGAGTTCTGTTGGTTTAGGGCTTGAAGAAACTCTTGCGGCACATTGCCTTGAATGTTCATGCCGCCTTCACTTTTCTTTAAATTCAAATTTTCATCTGCCATGGAATAGCTCCTGATGTTGCATAAATGTGCCTTTGGCTTTAAAATAGTGAGATGCAAATAAATCTTGGAAATATTGAGCAAATAATTTTTCAGAATTCAGCAGTATTTTCTTGCCTGCCAGAGCTGAAGCCATTCCTTGGGCAGTGGAAGATATCCCAAAGCGTTCCTGGCATGAGGGATATGGGAAAAAGAGCTGCGTTGAATCTCATGAACATTCTTGATGACAACATGCTTTCCAGAATCAGCGATTGCATTGGTGAGGATCTATCAATCTTGCGCACCAGCGACAAGCTTGTTGAGAACATATCATGTGATGTTGAAAAACTGGAAAGTTACATTTGCAACTATGATGGATTTACTGATTTATGCGTGTATCGTGATGGCGAAAATGTAGAAATAACACTATGGAGGTAGACATGCAGGATTTTCTTTTGTTCACATTTGGAACCATTGGCATGGCTCATATCATTGTCGATGGTTCAATCATGGAGCCGTTTAGGCGCTTTTTCAAAGGCGTCACAGGAAAAATCGGCATTCCAAAGGCTGGTGAGGTTGTTGAGTGTTATATGTGCTGTGGCACTTGGTGTGGTTTTTTGATGGGTTACATTATTTTTGCCATTGGCAACGACCTAGCCACAAGTCTTCCTGTTGTTTTCGCTTGTGGTTGTGCTGGTGGATTTCTTTCAAATTTTGCCGCCATGATCCTTAATTGGGTTGAGTCTGCGACTATAGTCAACATGCCACAAGAAAATCAAAATGAAACCGACTAACAAAACCTACCAACTATATTGCCAGTTCTGTCATTACAAAAAAACATTTGACGGCGATGATTCAAAGTCATTGTCCCTAAGCAAGTCATCTGACATCCAGGCTGGCATACCAAGGTATGATTCGGAAAACAAGGCAATAGAGCAACCACCAATGAAGCGTGGCAAGCCAAAATCCAAATGCCCAAATTGTGGAAGAGTGATTTTTGTGACGAGGTATAATGAGCCAAAGCAAGATAAGCCTTCTTGATATCAAGCAAGCCTTGAAGGATTCAAGGTTCAGAGATACACTGCCGCCAAATCTGACTGATGAGGTGCAGAAGTTTCTCAAGAACCCATCATGCGCTTGCAACATGCCATTGTACCGAAAAATACTGAGGGAATGCGGCGACCAGCTTAGGTCTTACTTCCCAACTCGTGAATTAATTGACATGGATGAAGAGATCAAAAAGATGGCCGAAAACAAATTCTCGGTCATAAATTGCTCCGTACATGAGCTTGAGGAAAGGCTGAGAAAGCTTGGCGTCGGCAGGAAACAGATTGCCATGTCACGCTACGGAGACCAGGTCACAGTCATAGTCAATGATCTTGATGTCATTTACTAGGCGTGTACATCTTGCTGGTTGATATCATTTTTTTGCAGCTTTCAATCATTTGCACTGGGTGTTTCTTGTACTTTGCCACATGGAACGGGTACTCATCATCCTTTAGCCTCCTTGACCCTAGTGTCATGGCATTCTCGTAAAAGTGCATGGCCTTCTCAAACTTGTCAAGTGAATAGTATATGTCACCAAGCAGGCACCAGTGCTCGGCCATCAACGGGTTTGCCATGAGGCACTCCAGAACCAGCTTTGAGGCACGGTCATACGCCCTCTTCTCATAGGCCAGCACGGTTGCCATGTAATATTTTGTCATGTAATAAGACATCTGTGGTGTCTTTTCAAGAAACAGATACCTCTCTGACCTTTTGAGGAAATCATCAATTCTCCCGTTTGCCAAGCTCATGCAGGCAAGGTAATAGTGTGGCTGTGATGACAGTGGCTTTTCTGAAGCCCATTTCAAAACAATCTCCTCCCTCTCCTTTTGGCGTATGCGTCCAATCTGAGATATGTAAATGTCGCTGTGGGTCGTTGTTGATTTTATGGATTCAAAGGCTGGGTTGGAGAATCTTGCCTTTGATCCCTTTCGCACCACACGGATTTGCTTTGTTATCACCTTTTCTTGTATTATGTTGACCCTTATTGAGTCATTTTCAAGTTGCAATGTCTCCATGCCCCTGGTGATCCTTTCGTTTGGCTCGAGGAAAAATAGCCACTCACTGTCAATTGCCTCTATGGCCAAATTCTTTGATGTTGCGTAATCATTTTTGAATGGTACGGTGACGACTTCGCAGCCATAGTCACGGGCTATAACCTCAGATCCATCGCTGCTACCCATGCTGACAGCAACTATGTCATGGTCAAATGCTTGGCACGACTTTATGCAGTCCTCCAGCACATCTGATTCATTTCGCATCGTTATGGCTATCGCCAGTTTTTTCATCGAATTTCTTTCGGATCAATAGTTTAAAGGCTTCGGCTTCATTGTGCATGCCTTTTTCGGTATAATACGCAATTAGTTCCCTGTAATATCGTGGGGAGTACGGATTTTCAAGCAATCCAACAAATATATCGGGAAGATTCATGTTCAAAGATCACGCTCCAATAAGGGATAAAATGGCGGTTTTCAAACCATGGGAGGGTTCCAATCCTATCAAGCCATGGGAATACAAAGTCACCGCAGCAATACCCGTCCTTGACACATTTGAACAAGTGGAAATTTGTCTGGAGCTTCTCAGGATGCAAACCACCAGACCATTCATTGTAATCATAGATACCGGCAGCACTCAAGATGAGCTTGAAAAGATCATCTCGCTCCGTGCCGAGGATGTTGAGGTTCACAGCCTGCGAATGAATGGCGTCATGCACCCAAGTGATTTTCCAGCCATAGCGATGGATCTTGCGTTCTCCATGTGCAGGACAAGTCTATTGTATGCCACGCACGCAGATGTTTTTGTGCGAAGGAGGGATTTCCTTGAGAGCATGGTTGGCATGTGCGACCAGTCATCGCCAGTTGTTGGGTATGAGATATCACCAAGGGCTCATGAGGATTGGAAGGGCATGGTTTCACACACAGCCACCATGTATCACATGGAAACGATGGATAAGATAGGATTTGGCTGGAGCCTTCGGAGGTTATGCAACCAATTTGGTATCAGCAATCACAAGCCAGATCCAAGGCGTCCAGGGTGGCCAGATACCGAATTGTTGGGTAATTACATCATGAGGCAGAACGATATTTCACCAAGGCTCATTGGCTCTGAACAGAACTTCGAAAGAACGCTTGATTTAAATATTGATCATTTTCGAAGTTTTACCTCGGGAAAATTGTACAGCCGTTCGTATTATAGAGTAGTCAGCGAATGGTATGAAGATGCCAAGAAAGCTGCCCTTGAAAGAATTGATGAATGGAAAGGCGAGCCGGAACCATGATAATTTTGTTACAAAATCAAGGAGCTAAATGGCTAATGAATACCTCAACAACAAAAATTTCGAATCGCTCATATCCAAGTTTATAAAAGTAAAGAAAAACAAAGTAAAATTTGAAACGCTACTTGAGGAAATCAAGGACACGGAGAAAAGAACCTCTGGCAGGAAAGGCTTCAAGAAGCCAGATTCCTGGAATGAAATTGAAAAGGAATTTGAGATCCACCTCAAGGAATACAACCACCTCAAGGGCGAACTCACAATCGCCTTCTATCTGCTGTCTGAGAATATAACTCGATACCGAAAGTTCAACCTCATTGATGCGGATGACGCCATACAAGAGGGTGTGATGATTTGTTTTGAGAAGGTTGACAGGTTTGACCCCAACAAGGGCAAGGCCTTCAATTACATGACAACTTGCATCATAAACCACTTCCGCCAGCTCTACAGAACCGCCAGAAACTACAACGAGCTTAAAAAAAAATATCAGGAGCATCTGAGCGTGAGCATGGAGCAGAGGACGATCACCAGCCGTAGCAAGGGCATATATAAAAACCACCACCCGAATGATAGATGATTCGGTGTGAAAGCTTGAAAAATTGCAACCAAAAATTTATACTTAAATTAGTGGATGTTGTATGCCACTTATACCAAGGACACCATGAGCAATCTTATAGAAGCACTTGAAAAACAAGAACTAATACAGAAATTGATAGAGAAGGGATATGCGCCACTCATAGACGCACTTCTTGATAATGAGAAGGATGTCTATACCAAGAAGGGTAGGCTCAACAAAAGCGGCGCATGTCGTGTGCTTGGTTGGAAGCCAAAGGAGCTGGAACAAGCTTTGGAGGCATGCCGTGAGATTCTGAAGAACGACTTGTTCTTCAATGATAGTGAGGAAGAAGAGGATTAGACCCTTTCCCAGTACGCCCTATCATACCTAATGGTGAGATCGACATAGACGACACCAGAGTCGCTGTGGTCGAGATCACCAAAGTCGGCGCTCTCTATGTACATGTTTTCAAATATCCATCTCTCAATTACCTCGCCACACCCATCGTAGAGCTCGAGCTTTCCTTCCTTTTTGAAGCCATCTGTTGCATATTTGAACTTTACCGAACTTTGGTCAACCTCATACATAAGCTTTATCCATTCTATGACTGGATGCCTATTTTTTTTTATGTCAAACAGGGTTAGCGTCACAGGCTTCCAGTCTGGTTTGCCTGGGAAATATATTGTCTCATGTAGGTGTTGGGCCTCCATGCTTTTGAATGACAAGCTTGGCCTTGCTGATTTGTTTGGTGGCAAGGCGTTGATTGGTTCATCTGATACATCTGGTATCTTCATCAGCCATCTGTACTTGCGCTTAAAGCATGCATCTGTCTTTTCAAGACCGTAATCAAAGCTCATTCTTGCCATGTTATCTCCAATATGCAAATAAAGCCCCGCATCTTTGAAAGAGTCGGAGCTTTATAGTTTTTGATGTGCCGAACTTTGCTACTAGCAGCCCAAGCAAACAGGAGTTGGGTTGGTTCCGCAAAGATTTCTGTAGATAGCTTGATAGTACCTAAGGGTCAATTCAACCGTTACTTCTTCGGATGAACTGTAGTCAAGATCGCCGAAGTTAACGGCTGATGGCCACACACCTCGGAGTTCCCAAGATTCAAGCTCTGTACCGCAGCCGTCATACATGACCAAGGTTCCCTTGCCAGCCCAGCCGCCGTTGTTTCCGTCGCCTTGGATGGTGGTCTGCTTCATCATGTTGCTGCCTTGATCTTGGAAGTTGTAGATCGAGGCCAGCCAGCTGTAAAGCTGAGTGATGCCGTTGTTCTGTGAGCGAGCGACATCATAGTAGGTCACGGTGATGGTTTCCCAGCTTGCCTTGCCTGGGATCCACATCTTGCCATGGAGGTAATTGATTTCAGTTTCCTCAATGGTCAGGTTGGGGCGGCTTGCCAACTTTACAAAGTTCTTGCCAACCTTCTGGCCATTCCATTGAACTTCAAAGGTCCATCTATACTTTCTTTTGAATATCAGGTTGGTGTTTGTGGCCAACTCATTTAAATGCATTAGTGCCATTTTTTATCTCTCCTTTGGAAATTAGAATGCGTCAGTGGTCTCGCTAAAATCGCTGCCAGTGCGGTGGATACTGAACTCAAGGAACATGAATTCTACCGCTCTTGTGGGCTGAACACCGATTCTAGCCCTGAACTCATTCCTATCGATAACATCGGAGGTGTTTAGCTCAGCGTCTGCCTTGATCTTGAAGGCTGTGATGCCCCTGTCGGTCAAAACTTCTTGCAGAACCAAAGTTGCGATTCTGACGAACTCTGCTCTGAACTCCTCATCGTGTGGCTCGAACAACAGAATTCTGGACTTTGCCTTGATCTGCTTTTCAATGTAGAACATGAGTCGTCTAACATTTACACGATCCAAGGCTGTTGGCCTTCTCTGCAGGGTCTTTTGGCCCCACACCACGAAGCCTTCGCTGTCCACAAACTGAACGATTGGGTTGATGCAGTTCCTGTAACCATACATCAAGTCTCTCTCTTCCTGGGTTGGTCGTGAGTAGACATCGTTGATGCCTGGAACAAGTCCACGGGTGATGCCAGCAGGGGCAAACCATGGGCGTGCAAGTCGGTCGCTCTGGGCGTAAACTGCCATGATGGATCCGCTAGGCGGCGCCCAGATGTCAACCCTATTGTAGTTGTCACGGATGCGAACCCAAGGCCAGTAGAGCGCCCCAAAGTCGCTGTCGAACCTTACGGTGTTCAGCGGGTGGGTTCCATTCTGCCATGCGATGATTTCGTTCACGGTCAATCCGAATGGAGCATCGATGATCGCCATGCAGTCCATTCTGAAGTTCTGGCACATGTAGAGCAATTCTGTCACGACAGTCGTGCTACTGTGACCAGGTACGGCAACAAGGTCGATGTCAAATTGTTCACTTTCAGAGACAGCATACAAGCCGCTATAGGCAACAGAGTTGCCAATGAGCAGTGCATCCTGCTTGTCTGGATCTGATGGAATGCCATCAGAGCCACCAGAAAGGTTGTAGGTTCCATCGGCTGGGCCGGCCAACACATCTGTGTTATCAACAACACGGATGTAGTCGGATACCAGCGATAGATAACTCCCAACATAGAAAGTGCTTACTGAATCCTTGGTCAACTGGCCCCAAGATTCAACTTGGCTGCCATTGTTGTAGACCTCGAAAATCCAGTTCTTGTCACGAGTGTTGTTTTTAACAACAACTTGGGTGAAATTCCCCTCAATGCCAACCGTGTCGGCTGTTATGGTGAAAGTGACATCTCCGGCGGTGTTGGTGTCGCCGTTGATTCTTCCATAGGTTTCATCGGCAGCATCGCCGGTTGTTCCCGATGGGCTTGTGCCAATCTTGGTGGTGGTTGAAAGTCCAAAGATTTGTTCTGCAGTGCTGGTTGGCTTGATGCGCAGGCGTGCGTCACGGCCATGGTGCAAGGTGTAGAAAGACAGTGATGTGCCACCCTCTGCAGCCGCAATCCAACCGCCTGGAAGAGTTCCACCGTTGCTTACCCTTTGGTTGTTGATTTCACTGGCCACTTCATTTGCGGTCCAGCTGTTGCCTTCAAGATCGGCAAGACTGACAGTCTGCACGATGTTGTCAATCAATACATTGTCGGTGCCATCAACCACTACCTCAAGTGTAAGGCCACTAAGACCGTTTAGGTCATAGACGCCTGGTGTCTGGTAGCCAACATTCGGGAACATGGACATGGTTCCAATCACAGATGCTGTTGTCATGCCAGTCCCAAGCCCAGTTGGGTTTCCCTCGGAGACAAGGCCACCATAGATTGCATTCTGGACAGACACGAACTCAAGCTCGGCGCTTGGGCCATATGCCCACAAGGTGCGGACACTTATAGTTGCGCTGTCGCTTTCATAGAACTGGATGCCATCGTTCTGGAAATCAAGCTGATCATTCAGCGTGGTGATAAGTTCGGTGACAGTGTATGTGTCTTGGAGAACGACAAGTGTCTTCTCGCTGAGGGTTCCGTTGAGCCTCCACCTGAAGAACGAGTCTTGGTCAAATGTGTAGGGGCCTGCGGTTGCGGACTCTACCTCGATGGTCGTGCCGGCTGACGGCACATTGACCTCGGCGATGGTCGCAGACTCATCGCTTACTGGGTCGGTGTCAGCAACACGGACAATGTAAAGCTCGTTTGCGACCAAGAGGTATGCCTCTGCCGCATAGATCAAGTATGGATCGCCGCTTTCTGGATGCGGGTTGCCAAATGTCCTTCTCAGCTGTCTTTGAGATGCAACGATGGTAGGAATGTTGATTGGTCCCTTGCTGGCAAAGCCGATCAAGGCAGCCCTGTGCAGTGTCTGTTCTGGCAGAACAAAGCTAAGGTCTTTCTCCGCAATTCTAACACTCGGACTGATTGTGTTGCTTGGTGGAAACCCTCTTAAAATCGCCATAGTCTATTCTCCCTTTTTTGACAAATAATTGTTCGATACCTGTTTGACAGAGATCAATCCGTCGTTAACTGCTCTGTCTATATATTCAGTTGCCCTTTCATCTTCCAAATAAAAAACATTTTTTCCACATCCGACGCCAGGGATGTTTAAGCAAGTGAATGAGCGAGGGGACTTCCTTGACCTTATGATCAACTGGACTGGAAATCTATGCTTGTTCTTAATCTCTAACATTTAAGTTCCTTTGCACTTTCTTCCAATCTCGCCATAACCTCATGTATCTGATCTTCGCTTAGCCCATCAACCAAGTCGACCTTGGTCTTGAGCACCGCCTTCTTTCTGGCAATCGGCTGAGGTATGTAGGTTTCAGTGGTCATTTGGAACTGATACTTAATCACCCTTATCGCTTGGTCGCCCGGCTCGTAGTCCAGGTTGTTTGCGATGGAGTCAAGCTTTACTATGACCTCATACGGCACGCCAGTTACGGTTATATATGCCGTTTGGCTAAATTTTAGCAAGATTTGCTCCAGAATTTGATTCATGTCCTCCATATACAGGGTCCATGCGTACAGAGTGTATGATATGTCAACTGGTATGCCCCTTGCGAATCCGAGCACTGTGTCACGGCTGTACTTTTCATCCATGGTGAATCCTGGCTTGTTGTCCTCACGGAGATACCTCCTGTAGTCAAGCGCCTTGTGGTACACATATCTGTTGGTGTTGAATTGTATGTCGCTGTCATGTATCGCAAGCATTGGTAGCTTTATTCTGTCCACGACAAGGGTCTCATCCTTGCGGACATTGCTCAGAAGTATTGCGGCAACGGCCTTCTCCTGGGTTCCCCAGATTATTGGTATTGGGTGAGCCTTGCCATTCTCATCTATGACAACCACATCCGTGAACAGATCACGCATGGCCTCGTCGCACGCCCTCTTCGCCTTGGAGTACCTATATATGGTGTCCCTGCTTGGCTCGGCTGTGTCATTCAGTATCTGCCCAGTCTGCATGGGGTCGCAGTTTGCGCCGCTTCCAAGGCCGGTCTTCTTGTTTGTTGTGTCCTTAAGCCAGTTGAGAGACTTATCGTTGACGGCCCTACTGTTGCTTGGGTCTCCAGGTTCGCAATTCTCTGGAACGGGATCCCCGTTGGGTTTATAATGGATTGGACTCTTTGCGTTGCATTCATTGAGTCCCTTGGATGGATGGTTTATGTCGTTCATGTTCACCTTATCTAGTTATGGGGCACACTGACAAATGTCTTCTGAAAGTATCAGAGTAAAGTACCGCTCATGGCACACGGCCATGCCACCAAAGCCTATCAAGCTAAGCATACCGGGCTGGAGTGGGTGCGATCACACTCACAAAACTGGTAGTAAGGCCCAACCGTGGCATTGCCAGCCTTTCGTGGATGGCTCGACCTATGGCCTAGAACTTTCCTATCCATTTTCGACTGAGTGCCATGCCATCATGCGTGACGGCAAGATGTTCTTTGATGGTGACTTCACGGCTGAGAACGAGATCACCAAGCCACAAGGTGTGACGCTGCCACCATTTGCGTGTTTTGCCGATGGACATTTTGGAATGACATCTTGCCTTGACATCGAGATCCCAGACACGCATGTGCTGAGAATAGAGTCGCACCCTAGGTTCTACACCGACACAACTGGAACCGCACCTTGTGTTGTGCCTGGACACCTTCACACAAGCTGGTGGCCGAAGATATTTTTTGTAGTGTTCAAAAACCCGCAAGAAGGCCAGCGCTACATATTTAGGAGCAACGAGCCATACGCCCAGGCACTCATAATTCCAAAGAAGGTATCCTATGATATAGTTAGGATGACTGACAGAGAGGTGTACCATCGTGGATACCTTGATGGCATCATCTCAGATCATGCAAGGTTGATTGCTGGGCAGACATGGCACTCCGAGGGCGGCCACCAGTTTGATGACAAATACAAGAAGCTTTCCAGCATAGCTGCCAAGAGTGGCTGTCCACATGTCGCAAAACACCTTGAGATGGTTAAGGCCAGCCCAAGGGGAAAGATCAGGAGGAGACTCCTAAAGGGAAGCAATGAAGATCCCGGCGTACAAGCTCACGAAAAAGAACAGGGGAGTAAGTCCCCTGATATTCATCGAAAATAGACTGCCAAGGCCAGTCATGCCGAGGCTTTTGGTGACTAAGACGCACCAGCTTGGCATGACCACCCAGCGTAATTTCACTATTGCTGTGGGGGAGTAGCCCCTGGAGCTGGCGCTGCTGGAGGTGCAGCGGCTG